AAATACGCTGCAGAATTATTATTAGAATCTTATTGTAAAACATTTAATATAAAATATAAAATCATAAGGCTTGGAAATGTTTTGGGAAATTCTGATGGTAAAATTTCTAAAAAGAAAAACGCTCTTCAATTTTTAATAAGTGAGATTAAAGAAAATAAAGATATAAATCTTTATAATAATGGCAATTTTTATAGAGATTTTATACACGTTAGTGATGTTGCCAAAGGTATCAAATATGTAATGGAGCGTGGCAACTTCAATGAAATATATAATTTAGGGTGCGGAATTCCTATAGTTTTTAAATCTATAATTGATTACGCTGTTGAAAAAACAAATTCAACTAGTAAAATTGGAATTATGGATGCTACTGATTTTCATAAAATAGTTCAAGTCGAATCTATGTACTTAGATACTAATAAGTTGAATAGTTTGGGATTTAAACCAGAAAAAAACATCTATCAAATTGTAGATGACTTATTGGAATAATGTTTAAAGCAATAAATCATATATTATTTGAAAATCCTTCTAAGGAAATAGATTCGGAAACTTTAGAAGAGTTTGTTCCTTATATGGTAACGAGATATTTTTCATTTTATGAAAATGGAAAATACATAGATTATATTAATTCTACAATTAATAAATATCAAAATATCTTTTACACTAAAGAAGATGAATATAAATTTTATGAAAATGTAATTCCTAAATTAAAAAATAAAAAGATCAATTACATTAAAAAAAATAAAAAGGAAAAGACAAAGAAAGATATTGTCAAAGCAGTTCCTGATTTTTATTCAAGAAAAGAATGGGAAAACTTGACATCTAATGATATATAATTAAATTTATATATGTCAGTTTCAATAGATGTTTTAGCTCCTCAAAAATCACACATAGATCTTTCAGATAAAATGCTACCCAGTGATTTTGGGTTAGATGATTATCAATTATCAAATTTATTTGATGATGTCATATTAATCGAATATTGTGATTTACATGGCGGTGAAGACGGTTCGGAATATATTTTAAGAGGAGGAATTGCAGTTCCTATAAATCAAGTTCACAATGCTTGGAGAAAAGGAAAGGTTATCCTGAATGGACCCAGAGTTCAATATGCTAAAGTTGGAGATGTTGTAGTATTCCCTAATAATATGGGCATTCCAATTACCAATTTAGAAGTTGAAGGTTATGGTAAAATTAAAAACGGACTGTTTATAAATGAGCAGAGGATGTTTGGAATTTGTAAAGTTAATGATAAGACTGAAAATAAATAATTTAGATGAATCTTCCTAAATTATCTGATATTGTAAAAACAGCTTTTGCATTTTTTAAAAATACAAAAAATGCAGTTTTAAGAAATATCAATAATAGAAACAGAAGAAAAATAAGCAGATCTGAATTAAAAAATTTAGTAAGTTCCAACGTTTGTGAAATTATATTTTTAAGAAGAACTCCAGAAAGAGCCCCAGTTCCACCAAGAGCTCAATGGAGAAGAATGTTATGTACAAACAGTATTGAAATTTTAAACAGTACAAATGGAAAGATATCTTTAAACTTTCGTTTTCCCAAAACCCCTAGAAGGATAGATGAAGTAAAACATAATATAGTTGTAGCTTGGGACATTATAATGCAAGATTATAGAAATATTAGTATGGAGAATTGCTATTTGATTCAAACTATTCCAGGGAATGATATGTTTTGGAAATATTATAATGAAGTTCTTTATACTATGACACCTGAACAAAAAATGAATTTTATGGATACTTAAAATGAACAATATCGATCAACAATTAAAAAAATGTATCTTAAAAAATGTCAATTTCACTATTGACAATAAATGTATACGTTCTGGAAAAGTTAAAGTTTTTAATATAAAACAATTTTTTATAAAATTTAAAATTTTATCCGACAATATAGAAAAAGAATATGAACTTCCATACCCATTCAAATTGGTGGAAATTGAAGATGGATTCTTGTTTGATTACTGCTTGAGTGCATTTTGCCCACCATCAAATGAAAATTATTATAAGATGTTAGTTTGCGATAAAAGCAATGCATCTAAATTATACAATAATTATTTGTTTATGAAGTTTTAACAGTTTGACATTTTTCCATTTCAGGTTAAGCTATTTGAAATGTCTAACTTAATACTTAATTTTCCAGAATCATATACTCCATCATCGTCACAGGTTAAGATTCTAAAAAAAATAGAACAGTCTATTTCAAACGGTGAGAAATTCATAGTCTGCAACGCTCCAACAGGATCTGGTAAATCTTTTTTCGCACCGACACTAGCAAAATACATAGGAGGACCAAGCGATACTTGGAAATCAAGGGTTGATGATTATAGTATTTTTGGAGATAAAGGATCTGAATATGTAAATGAAGAGGATTTGTTCGGAGTTTATGCTTTAACAATTACGAAATCGTTACAAGATCAATATAAAAGCTCGTTCGATTTTGCATCTGTGTTGAAAGGTCAATCAAACTATCAATGTAATTATGATGATATGTTGACCGTTGATGTGGCTCCTTGTATATATATACCAACGTTAAAAAAAGAATGCTGGAGTTGTAATAGATGTAGTTATTACAACGATAGAAATAAAATGCTCAAAAGTGAATTTGCAACTTTGAATTATAGTATGTATTTTTCATTACCTGATCATTTAAAGAAAAGAAAAATATTAGTATTAGATGAGGCATCAGAGCTAGAAGAACAATTGGTAAATCAATTTACATGCGAAATTGATTTAATATTTTTAAAGAAAACATCAATTAAAATATCAGCTTTTCCATCTGAAGAAAAAGCCGTCAATGTGTTGTCTTGGCTTGGTAATTTATTATCCGAAATAAAAATAAACATTGATTTATATTTGGATTATTTTAAAAACAAAAAAACTAAAAATTCAGAATTTCATAAAAAGAAATCTGAATATTCTAAACTTTTGAATATTTCTAAAAGTATAGAATTATTAATTGAAACTTATTATGATAGTCAATATATAATCGAACACGGCGATTCTATTTTAAAATTCATACCTCTTAAAATTGATAAATTAAGTAAGCATTTGTTTGATAATGCGGATCATGTGATACTTTTAAGTGCTACTATAATCGATCCTATTAATTTTTGTAATACGTTAGGAATTACAAAACATTCATATATTGAAGTAGATTCTGTTTTTGATTCCGAAAAATCACCTATTTATATTTTAGCGACACAAAAAATAAATTATAGTAATCTTAAATCATTATTGCCAAAAATTTGTAAACAAATTGAAGGCATTTTAGAAGAACATAAAGAAGAAAAAGGAATTATTCACACCCATACTCAATTTATATCTGATTATATTAGAGATAATGTAAATACCGATAGATTTTTATGTAGAGAACTTGGGATATCTAATGATATTATTTTAGAAAAACATGTTAAAACTTCAAAACCTACAGTGTTGGTGTCGCCATCCATGACATATGGTGTAGATTTGAAAGGAGATTTAGCCAAATTTCAAATTGTATTAAAGGCTCCTTGGTTGCCTACAAAAGATCCAAGAGTTGAAAGAATGATGAAAATTGATAAAAATTGGTATTCTAATAAAATGTTGTGTAATTTAGTTCAAGCCTGTGGAAGAGGAGTCAGATCTACAACGGATGAATGCATTACTTATATTTTAGATGGTAGTATTTTTGACGCTATTGCTAAAAATAAGAAAAAATTACCCAAATACTTTTTAGACAGGCTTCAATAATGAATGAAAATCTTAAATAATTTAAGTGATTAAATATTCTTATCATCGTGAGCAGTTGGATTTATTAATGCTTTTTACATCGGCATTTGATGATACGTTTGTTTATAGATACGATTTTAATACCAAAAACCCAGAATCTAAAATACAAGTTAGATATATTCATGGTCCAAAACAACGAGTAATCCATGACATAGTAACAAAAGAGAAAAATCTCACATTACCAGTGGTTTCAATAGAACAAACTGGATTATCGAGAGATCCAGATAGAGTAGTTCACAAACATCAAAATATCTATAGACCATTATTAGGAAATGTTTCAAAAGTTGGTAAAATTCCAACGCCTATACCTGTAATTATGGATGTCAAAGTATCTATAATTGCAAAATATAAAGAAGATATTGATCAAATTATTCAAAATTTTGCAACCGTTTGCAATCCCTATTTTGTTGTTTCTTGGAAAATTCCAGAAGAATTTGGATTAGATTTTACTGATGAATTGAGAGTTCAAATCGAATGGGCTGGAAATATTTCATATACAACTCCAACAACATTAGGAATAGATGACAAATATAGAATAAGTGCTGATACAACTTTCACTATCAAAGGTTGGCTTTTTCCATCTTTACAAAATCCAGAAGCTCCCATTTATGTTGTTAATACTAAATTTATAAATCAAAATTTAGCATCAAGAGTAACAGGATATGACGATTATCCATCGTTATCTGCGTCATATGTTGAATCGGATACTGTTATGGTATCGGCATATCCAGAATTTACTAATTTTTATTATTCTGTATCTGGTGATATAATACCCTTATTAGCACCTGCAAGATTTAATTATACAGTAAGAAATAATTTCTTGATATTAGGAAAGAGATTTGGGTATAATAATACTTGGTATTTGAGTTCTTCAAAACGGGAGTTTTTATTAGACTTTGTAGAAATTAAAACTGCTAAGTTCCCAACCATATCAGCTTATAAAATTCCTGAGAATTTAATAACTACTTATACAGATAATAATGTAACTATTTCAATTCCAGAAAACTTTTTATCAGGATCGTCTGGAGATTTTACTATAGTAACTGCCAACAGTGCTGGATGGACATCTTCCAAATATAAATTTTCTATAGATGACATTAATAATAAAAATATGTATATTCAACCAGATTTGATTAGTACATATTATCAACCAAACAGTGCAAATACATATATTAGACCTTAAATATAATTATGTCAGATATTGTAGTAAGCCAACATATTGATGATCTTTTAAGAAGTTCAAGCGCTTCTGGATCTAGAAATGTATTAAATGTTCCTAGTGTATCGGAAGTTCCAACTATTCAAAATTTCAATAATCTTTCAGGAACAGTAAATAATGTTTTTACTACAGTCAATGCTAATAGTGCAAATTGGAATAGTGTTTTTGCAACAGTATATACACTGAGCGCGTCGTGGGAAGAGTCAGCAGAGATTTTACCAACAGTAACCAACTACTTATCTACAAATAATATATTGCTAAGTTCAGCTACTATATTAGATACACTCTCTGCTAGATCTTATGTAAATAACCCTACTGGTAAGACCATCTATGTTGATGCAGGAGTAGGTACAGATACACGAACTGATCTTAGTAAGTATGATTCATTCAAACCATATCGCACACTTAGTGCTGCTATAGCTGATTCTTCTGTAGCAACTGGTGATTTAGTTTATGTAAGAGCAGGAACATATGCAATTAATTCCCAGATCAACCTTAATGGTGAGGGTAATTTATATTTTGAAAATGGAACAACTGTTAATATCGCAACAGGTGTTACAGCGTTTTCATATAGTCAAAATTCTGTTCCAATTAATATTAGAGGATATGCAGATTTCATATTAGCTGCGGGTGAAACAGGTGTATTAACAATGAGTGGTAATAATACAACAGTTGTTAATTTTGAGTGTAGTTCTATCGTTAATCCAACAAATAATTCTACTGGTACACTCTTTAATTGTGCGTCAGGTGTGTTGGGTGTTGATGTAAGATTAATACAAGCGGTAGCTGCTACTGTGTTTAATATTACAGGCACTGGAAAGGTTACATCAAGAATTCCATTCGTGTATTGTGGAGTATTTTTAAATGGTGCAGGTGCTGCTAATCCAGGGGGTGCTACTGGTGCTCTATTTAATACCGATAATTGGTCAGTAACAACATATAATGTAACAGCTGGTATGAATTTAAATTTAATTACAACAAATTTTAGAATGGTGAATTATGTTCATACTGCTGTTGGTATTGCATATAATTGGTCAGAAGATACAACAGTAGAAGCTCATGGTTTCCGAGGAATTGCTTGGAATAGTGTTTATGGTAAACCTAATATAACATTTAACTCTTCTGCTGGTTCAACAACTAGTAAACTTATTAGATTAGACCAAACAAATGTAATGCGATATGCATCAACAAACAGTTTAAGCTCTAATGTGCCTATAAATGTAGCTACATATGGTACATTTGCACCAGTGCCAGCAACTTCAAACGTTACATTTAAGATTGGTTCATTCACAGTAGATGCAGACGTAAACACTTATTAATTTTAAAAATATGAGTCAACAAACACTATACAACGATTTGGTAATTACTGGTGACTTGACAGTTCCACTAGTGCCAGTTCTATATAATCCACTTACTTCGTGATCAATATCTTTCATCGATCCTTGACTAGTATATAATATCAAATACTATAATCATACTATAAACAAATTGTTAAAAATAGTAAACTAAATTTTATTAATGTGTTTGAGAATTGATATTTAATAATCTAGCCTAAATAAGATATATGGCAGGGTCTGACAGTTCCACAACAGCAAATTCAAATAGAAATTTTGTATCCAGAGATGGGAGAAGTGCAACTTTTGACAGATCCATGACTTCTTATTTGAATTCAAGAAGTACAAATTCTTATGATATTTTAGATTCTGACGAAAATAAAAATACAAAATACAAGTATTTCAAAAAAGTTGGAATGCGAAGAGCAGAAGCAATTTCCAAAAATTCAATAGCATTAAGCAACGATTTTAATAACACTGCATATGGAATGATGCATAAAGATTCATCATTCGGTGATGTGATGTATGCAACCGTTTCAGAAGATAAACCAGGAAGATTAAGAGATTATAGATCAATAGCTGCATATTCTGAAGTTTCAGATGCATTAGATGAAATTTGCGACGAGTGTGTAAATTATGATGAAAATTCAAATATATTGAAACTTTTATTTGTAAATGATAATTTAAAGTCTATTGAAAAAGAAAAAATAACTGACGAATTTGATAAATTTATAGATCATTTTGATTTTAAAAATAAAGGATGGAGATATTTTAGACAATTCTTAATAGAAGGTGAACTGTATTTTGAAAATATAATCCACGAAGATTATACAAAACAAGGCATTTTAGCTGTTCAAAATTTACCAGCTGATAATATAGATCCTGTATATGCTAATATACAAAACATGTTGATTAAAGGATTTTTATATAAAAAACCTGTTTTTGATCCAAACGATCCGAAAAAAGTTGAAAGATTTGAATATATTCCATTTGAAGAAAATCAAATTATATATGTCAACAACGAATCTTATAATGAAACAAAAGAATTTGTAGTTCCATTTGTTGAAAATTGCAGACGCGCATATCGTCAATTATCAATGATTGAAGACAGTGTTGTTATACATAGATTAGTACACGCTCCTCTTCGTTTCATGTTTAATGTGGACGTTGGTAGAATGCCAGTTCCACAAGCAGAATCATATCTTCGTAAATTACAACAACAATATTGGTCTACAAAAACATTCGATTCTGATCAAAATGATATTGTTAAAAAATATAATCCACAGTCAATGTTGGATAGTTATTGGTTTGCAAAACGTCAAGGTCAAGAAGCTACATCAGTTCAAACTTTCGGAGGACAACCAAGCGATGGCAATTTAGATGTTTTGGATTGGTTCCTTAGAAAGCTTTATCGTTCTTTAAAAGTACC